GTTAATTGCTTCGATAGCTGTGCCGTCATTATCATCAAACAATATACAATGATCAACCATTTTTAAGTTTTCGATAATAGCAATCCGCTCGATACTAGGCATAAATGCACGGCCTTTCTTTCGAGCTACCCAGGCATCACTGTTTACGCCAACGACTAGTATATTACCTAATGCTTTAGCTGCTTTGAAATATTCTATATGTCCGCTATGCAAGCAGTCAAATCCACCAGTTACAAGTACAACTCGATTAATCATATTTTTTCTTAGGTGGGCGCAAGATGCCAACTGGCTTGGTAATCTTAGTTTTTTTAATTATGTTTGCCTGCTTGATAGTCTGCTTGTCCGATGGTGTAGATATATTAATAACTCCATCAAATGTGCGAGTAGCTTCTTCTGGAATTTCAGTCCATTGACTTACATAATCGATAAAATAATTTTCTTTATCTAGCCACGGATATAATATATCTTCCTGTCGTAGATACCCATATTGAGTTATCGAATCGACCACAGTCGGATTTAATAAACCCAGATCAATTAGATCATACCACGTTGTGTTAGTTGCATCCATAGGAGCAATGTCTGATTTGTATACTGCTATGTGTATCCATGGGTCATTAAATGATTTAAGTAGGTAAGCATCCTTGCAGTCAAATCCATTTACTGCCAACATATAAATTAAACTAGTTGGAGTAAAGTTATAAAAACACCCGCTGTGTGTTCGACTATAATATTTGTTATCTGCTACGCCGCTATGTTGCGGAATGCTCAATACTAGCATAGCATTGACATTCATCTGTTCGTTCCATACTCGTAATGTTTCGATTGGATTAGTACTATATTGCAGACTATCATGCGACCATACTAGGTCAGCTTGTACTGGAATACATCGTGCAGTAAAATCTCTGTTGATTGGTCGAATATTAGCAAACGACGGTATTTGACCAAGTTTAGCAGCATCACGATCAACTGCATAACAATTATAATTATAAGGGCGAGGAGGATCGTCGCGTGATACTAATGTTGCCCACCAAGTGATGTCTTCACCTGTTCCACAGCCCATATCTACAATCGTATGTAAACTATCAAGAAAGCTATCATACTCCCTAAGTTGATTTAATACCTTAAGTGCATGTCTAGCCATTTTTTAATATCCTAAAAATAAAATCTTTACTGAAGTTAGTGTAAGCTTCTATAAATTTTGCAGTATATTCTGCTTCGTCTATTATATTATTGCTTAATCTTGCATAACGTAATTCTTGTGAATAGTGTATGAGTTGACCTTTACGATTCATATAATCCAATATGTCAATATTATCGTTTGGGCCAATATGAGAAGAAACGTATTTAATCTCTTCCCACTGTGCTAACAGTTCGTCTACGTTATTGATTAACTGTTGCATCTTCCATTCCTGCTGTGCGCAGTCTAACAATATGTCCAATCATGTATGATTTTGCTTCCAAACCTTTCATAATGCCTAGCCATTTATTACGCAGTAAGGCTACTTCGTTAATGATGGTTTCCATATCAATAACTTCGCTTTCACCATCGACATACTTTTCAGCATCGCGACTGGTCAGCGCACGTGCATAGGCTTCAAGATACTTTTTGTAGTGGTCCTGACGGATTTTACGAAGTTTGATGTTGAGAAAGTTAAGCACCGCTTCAATCTCCTGTAACTGATTGAAACGTTGCTCTGTAACTCCGGGTAAAGTAGCTAGGCCTTTTTCAATATTGCCGTGTACCTTAACTTCATTTTTAGCCTGTGCTAGCTCATTACTATAGTAGTCAATGAAGTCAGGCAATGCGCCAATATTTTGTACTACTCGGTTATACCACATACTTACTCGTCGTCGTAGTCGTTTTCAGGTTCGGCTTCTTCGCCTAGATATTCTTCCACAGCACGTCTAAGGTATGCATCGGTACCGCCAAACTTTTTCAAATCTGCTTCTGTAATGCTGTGATCAGCAACTACATTAACCACATGATCTGCTACTGCCTGTCGATCTTTTTGTGAAATATATTCCTTAGTAGTAAGCCACATTTCACTTAACAAATCAATTTCTAAACTCATTATTCAGTCCCTTGTTCAAGTACTTGGTTTTCAGATAAATCTTCGTCTGCTACGTCGGTAGCTTTTGTACTTAGCAAATGCACATTAGTTGAAATTTCTTTCATTACTTTATCTAGACACTCATCTTCATTACGTTCCCATGCTTTACGGAATTTTTTAATAACAACCCCGTCTGCTAGTGTGTAGACTAAACTGTTGCCTTCTTTTTTCAGCATGTTTTTAGCTTCTAACATATCTACCATACCTGAATAAGGACTCATACCAGTTTCATATGGAATCTCTACTTGTACACTCTCAAACGGTTTAGCATATCGTGTCTTCATAATCTTACAAGCGGCACGGATACCGTTAACTGTTGTGGTCTTATTACCGTCAGCGTCTGTTTTAAGTTTAAGTTTACGCATAGCTACAACAATACTTGAAGCATAGATAAAGCCTTGACCGCCACTAATCTTGTCATCTGGGTCAAACATATCCTGTGACGCATACGTATGGTTAGTTGCTACTAGACCTAAGTTTAATGTACCAAACATGTTCACACAGTTACGTACAAGTGCTGTTAGTGCTTTAGGTTTACGACCCATATCACCTTTCATTTCACCTGCTTCAAACTGGTTAACGTCTGTCGGAGTTAACATCATTCCTAAACTGTCTAGAACAAACAATACTTTAGGACGGTCTTCTTCTGGAAGGGTACGATACTCTTTAACAAAGTCACTGATAACTTTAGCCACATCATCAATCATAGCCATGTTAAGTTTAAGCAGTTTACTTTCGTCTGTATCTACACCCAATGCGTGTAGCCATGCTTCGTCAAGTGCGTTTTCTGTATCAATTAAAATAACATAAATGCCTTGCTCCTGTGCATGACGTACAATATTACCCGAACAGATAAATGATTTTCCTGCACCCGATTCACCAGCAAACACAGTTACCTTACCCATAGGAATGCCTTTATTAAAGTCTCCGCTTAATAGATAGTTTAATGTGTAGTTGCCTGTACTGATCCAATCTGTAGGATCGTTAAAGCCAATACCTAACCCATCAATTGATTTGGTAATTGATTTTCTAAATTTACTAATGTCGAATGGTTTTGCCATAATGTTTTCCTTTGAGTGTGTATTAAGTTTATTTTACATGAATTATACTGCTATGTCTACATGTAATGACATATATCTTTTCCAAAATTTACCAATTGCACTAGGATCAAAGTCATCGAATCCTAGTTGAGTATATAACTGTTGCATATTGCTGATAAACAATTCTGCAGCAAAAATAGTCGAGTCCACATCAACAACTATTTTTTTATTTTTTACAAGATGCCACAGATAGAATTTTTGCATTTCATCGTTGTCAGTTATGTAATTATCATTTTCAAATTGTTCCCAGGTTGGCCAATCGTGTCCTTTTAGTATATTGTATTTTTCTTTACAATAATTACCTGCGTATGATTCAATCGGTTGTAGATTTGATGTTTTTAGTTTTGCTGCAATATCAAAGAATTTTCTATAATTTTTTAACATTATCACAGTGGCATTAGGCCACACTTTAAGCAAATTTAATACCTCGCCCGGACCTCTATGAGAGCAAATGAAGAATTTTAAATTTGATTTTGATAGCTGCTCGGTGAGTGAATTTATATAATTAATAGTTGGGCTACCTGTTCTCCATAGTTCCTGGACCGGTCCATATATGTCAGCATCGCCATATTCATACATTGATATCCAATTTAGCATGTCATGCCTCGGTGCTAGCGAATTTAATGCAGTCTCTAGTCTAAACTGATAATCATTGGGACTATTAATCAAATATTCAGCAGCACGAGTATCCTGCGGTACAGCATACTTACTCAATGATAAACAATTGCTTATAAATTTGCCGCCGGCAAATGGTGTAAATTGTATAATAACTGGATTTGTGCTGTCGAAATTAACCATTGAATTTCTCTAGTTGTGTTAGGTAATGTTTACTCATGTACCAATCATAATTATAATCAACCGTGTCTTTTTCTATTAGATATAAATCATGCCAATCGGCAGTGGTCAAATGACCAAACTTTGATAACATACTTAGAAGTTCTACTAATCGAACAACTGGATTGGTAATTGAGTCAAAGTCATAATTAAATATTGTAGTGAATAGTTTAAATCCGTATATTTCAGCTAAATGCCGGTGCCAGCCCGGTTGACTATAACCTAGCCATAAAGATTTACCTACTACTGGATATAAAAACTTTTCGGTAACAAACGGTACGTTGCTGGTTGCCATTGTTTCCGATACTATTTGTATAAATGATTGATTTATCTTGTCTAATAGTATTTTTATATTACGTTTATGATTATAGCGTGTATAGTCAATTGAATAGATATTATTATAAAACTCGTCCGCATCAGCACCATCTGCTATGATAAATTTTCTATAAAATCGTTCATCTAGACTAGATTCAAAACACGCAATTATATTACCATCGATTCGATCTTTATATGTGGAGAAATTTTTAGTATTGTATTCAGGTGTAAACCAACCAAATTTATGTAGTGCCGATGTTAACAATTGTCGCGATATATGTTCGGACCCATTAAAAGAACATACAAAGTTCTTAAAATCTTTTTCTTTATCGACTAATTTAATATTAGTAAAGTGTGAGAAATTTAATGTATGCTGATACTCTGATGAAAACCGAATATTTAAATTTGAATAATTAGCATGAACCGCCTGCGATAAAACATTATGATATTGAATGTCGTATTGTTTGCCCTGCGCACCTGCGTAATCGTTTATACTATCTAATACCGCATTACAATTATCTACGTCAAATCCACCAAGGTGATCAAGCAATTGAAACCTGGCTGGTAGGCCGGCAAAGTCGATTGCTGATTCGGGTAAGAGTTGATATTGTGTTATTTGCAATTTCTACTCCACCATATATTATAAATTTTGCTTAACAAATCTTTATCGGGCATTGCCAGTGAACTACTTTGTGTAATTTGTTCTATATTATCAATTACAGTGTCTATAGAGAATATATTATCAAGATCAAATACTAAATTATTCACTAGTTGATTGCTTGGGTGTTGATACAAAGTTTCTGTACTAGAAAATAAATTAAATTCTGGATTTTGGGAAATATTAATCATCTTAAATTCATCAATACTATCAACTTGTATCACAGCATTGCCAGTGAAGAATTGTTTTACTAGCTCTTTTCTTTTTGGGTTGCAGTATGCAGGATCATGTTGTAATTGTCTAATTAGCATAGGTGCTTCGACATAATAGTGTTTTGACCATACCATTTGCTCGACCCATGCTCTAGCACGTTCTGACGTGATAATTACATTAACAAAAATACTGCCTGACATAAATTGAGGTATCTCAGATTTATGTAATATTAAATTAACTTTTTTATTTGCCTGTACATTATCAAAATAATAATCATCGTGGCCATCAACAAGCAATTGATTATATTCTTCAAAAGATACCTGCGTGCCTCGATCGTATGTGCCGCTGTAAAAATCCGAGCGATATGGTAAATCAGGTTCTAATCGTAAATGATAGGTTAAATCAACGGGGAACTTTGAATCAACGTAATTAACATATGATTCAGCAAACTTATCTGTGCCCTTTATTGCTTCAATGGATGACTCCCAATGAGCAATATCATTACTTAATTGAAGTGCAGTCGATAGAAATCTACCAGCTCCGCCACTTGGGTATCTTACTACGATGAATGGAGACTTATGCATTCTTAGTGAGAGTTATTGTTTCTATATAATCCAATTCAATTGCTGAATCGATTACTTTTACTAGTTCGTCAACAGTCATATGTTGTCTAGTATCATAAAAAGAATTAACAGTTTGATCATCGTGTATTCTTCTATTCTTAGCAAATGATGTTTTAATCCTACCCGGGCGGATTTCTATTAATCGGTAATTAGAATTTTTTAATTCATCACGCATACATTGTATGAATGTAGTTAGCCCAGCTTTACTTGCGGAATAAATGCTATCGCCGCCTAATGAAGATTCAACCGCTCTGCTAGTAATAAAGATAATTTTACCTGTGGGATTTTGTTGAATAAATTTCTGTGTTAGATAAATTGGTGCCCGAAGGTTGACATCGAGTATATCAGTCCAAGCTTCTATATCATGAGTTAGTATACCCTTGCCTCCGCCGTGACTATGACCGGCATTGTTGATTAATACATCAACTCCGGATAAATCAACAGTTTGTAGATCGGATAGTGTGCTTAAATTAACTATCGGTTTGTCAATTGACAAGACATTATGGTTAAGCAATAGATGTTCTTTTAATGCTAACCCTAAACCTGAGGTAGTGCCAGTAATTGCTATTTTCATTTTTAGAAAAGAGGGATAGTACTTAAACTATCCCTACTCTTTTATCAATTAAGCAGTTTTCTGACGATTGCGAATCATTGCTAAAATGTCTTCAGCACGTTGTCCGCCAGCTGCCGGAGTAGCTATTGGTGCTGTTGGAGCACTAACTTCTACTTCATCAGTATCAAACGGAGCATCTGCTACTGGAGCAATTGCCACCGGAGCACTTTCAACATGCTCAGAAACAACTGCACGGTCTGCCGGTTGAGCTGCTACATCACTAGCCGCAGTAGTCGTTGCAGGAGCATTTGATGTGTATGAACCGCGTGGTTTAAAGTACGCACCCCATTTTTCTTCATCATATGGTTGACCATCAACACTTGCTTCAAACATTTCTTTCATGATTTTAAGCTCTGCTTCGTTTGGACGTTTAGGCAAGAAGTCAGCAAGGTTATATAAACCAAACTTCTCAATTGCTTCTGCTTCGTCTACAGTTAATGCAGATTCTTTACGTGACCATTTTGAAGTACTGTAGTCAGCATAACCACCTTTACTTGTTTTAGTAGCAGTAAAGTCCAAACCACCTGCATAGTCAGTTGGCAAGTTTTCTAACTCTGGATCCATCAATGCTGATTTAACCAAGTTAAAAATCTGTGGGCTAATGATAAAGCGACGAATTGGATTTTCTGGAGTCTTATCATCTTTCAATGGATTTTCACGTACAAAGCCTTGGAATAAGTATGATTTCTTTTTCCAGTATTTACGACCCATTTCTTCTAAACTTGGATCTTTAAACCATGTACGTACTTCTGCTAGGATCGGGCATGATTCACCCCACATCTCAACACATGGTACTTGTACTGTTGTTTTTTTACTGTCTGTTTGGCCTTTAATGCCAGCGAACTCTAAGTTGATCATATTACGTTCAACCCAGAAGAATGTGTTTTTTGGATCTGCATCTGGTAAGAAACGGATACGTGCTGTTGCACCTTCGTCAATATTCCAGTGTGCATAGATTGCGTTGTCGCCGCCGCCTGTGGATGATTTACCTGAACTACGTGTGTCTTGCGCTTGTAACTTTGCTCTGATTTCTGCTAATGATGTTGCCATGATGTGTTTCTCCTGTTGTTTTAAGTTGGTCTTAATATAAGTAACTTCCCGCTACCTACAATAGTATTTATCACCTATGCATTAATAATACGTTATATTGATAGCAAGGTCAAGTAAAAAGTTTAGATATTTTTACCAAAATATGGGAGTAGCTCATCTATTAGTTTACTGTATCCTACAATGTCTGGGTGTACTTCTTTCCAATTACTATATATAAGATCCAATTTCTCAGCGGCTACAATAGACATTGGCTTAAATTCTGTGCCAAATTTCTGCATGAATTCTGGAGTATCTGCTAGTTGGCTATACCATTCTGGGTCGCTTAGATATACATCTTCTAATAGATTAGGTATTAATAATTTAGTGGCACTAGGTACTACAGATGTTAAATTACTATATTGTTCAATACTCGGGTGTAGTTGACCCCAACACCCTAACATTAATACCTGTACATTATGTTGCAGAGCAATTTCATTTAATTTAGTATAGAATTTAGAAAAATAATCAGCAATCATATCATCTAAACTATCGTATTTCAATAAAGAATCAACAAACGTATGCTCTAATTCTTTCCACTGTGTGAATTCAGCATCGGGCGGTTTCTTGACATATAGATAGTGTTCTCTAAATATATCTGTTTGCAGGAATACAATATAATCCACAGTATCCCAGGCAATTTCTTTATATTCGTCACTGTGAGAATGCCCATATAAAGACCTGCCTGTATTGTTCCAATTACCTTCCATACGATCAAGTTGTAACCAATTCGAGCCACCGGCTTTGCTTATATTAATCACAGTGTGCCCGTGTTCTTGTAGTATAGATGCTGGGCCGATACCTAAAGGACCGTAGTCACTGCCAGTGCCACCGAATACACCGATACCCCAACTGTCACCTGCTAGTACTATTGTGCTCATTTATTGTGGGATGATACTAATTTTAAATAATGATGTCTATTATACTCTATTGTTGGCAACATTTCTTGGAATATACTGTTAAGCTCGTCTAAGGAAAATGTAGCTATACGATCTATTTCTTGTTTAATAGCTTCAAATCGCTGATAATTATTTTCAATTTGGTCATAACTTTCATCAAACCATGGGCTAAATGTTTTAAATCCTGCTTGTTGTAACCGTGTTAGGCTGTGTGCGCCTGACATCATAATGAATGGTCGACCTATATATAAATTCTTAATTGCTTTTTCTGTGATCCATGTATTACTCACACAGTCTGTTTCTACAACAATTTCCATAAAATAATCATGATACGGTTTACGGCCGGCACCTACTATCATGTCATGACTGTATACTCGCATTGGAAATAGTTGATCATATACAATAGGTGTATTGGCGTCGGCCCAGGCTATATCATCTTCGAAGTGTTTACGAAATGGTAGATCAACCAGCATACCACGTTCTTGATATGATATGTACGAGTCTTCTCTATAGTGAGTAAACAATTGTCGAGCTATTTGTAATCGATAAAACGTGCCTCGGTGAAACCATGCGGCAAATTTCTTAGTAAATCGATTAGTAGACATAGGTATGTCTTTAATAGTTGGATATAATACATTTATCCACATTTGTATGCTGTCATGTTTGAGTATAGTTACATTGGGTATATCTAAATCATCTCTACAGAACATAACACAGGTTTCGGTAGTAAGATTGTATTTTTTAATAATCAACTTGACAATTTCTATGCCGCCTGACAGAATCGGATTACAACCGTCTTCGAATACAAAAAGAAAACGTTTGCCTTCGCCTATTTTATCAACTTGATATATTAATTGATCAGTACCCATAAATGCATAGTTACGATCAAACATACTATTAAAGTTAAGTGCAATTACATCTTCTATTTCAATGATAGGCACACTTCTGTCTGCCCATGGTCTATTTAAATATACCTGCCAGAAAAATTTTGTTAATTTATGCATACAAATATTTATTACTCAAGAAAAAAGGCATTAAAAAATGCCTTTTTATAAAACTAATTTGTTATTATTGTAGCCCTGCTATTTTACGCATTTGTGCGATATCTTCATCAAATTGTTTACTGTATAATGACACATCGTCTTCTGGTTCATCTTTAGCTATTGCCTTGATACCATGAGGGATAGTTTTAAGTTTGTCTTTGAAGCTTAATGGTTTTGCGCCCATACGTTTTAATTTTTCATCTTTGTTAACGTGATCTTCGTAACCTTCTGCTAATGCCGCTTTCATTTCTTCTTTAGATTTGTTATACTTTGCCTGAAATTCTTCATCTGATAGTTCTGTAAGATCCATGTCAACTTCTTTCATACGTCCTTCGTTCATTTCTGGATATTCTACGCCCACTTCGTTATATACTTGACGGACCATAGCACTAATATCACTTGAGCCTAATTCTTCCATCGGTGCGTGGAATGATGCTACATCACGTGCAGCATTCATAACACCATCTGGGCCTGCTTTCATTAATAGTTCTTGGTGTTGCCTAATGTTGCTTGTAATTCTACGAATAATTGCTGTTTGGATTGATTCAACTTGGTCTTCATCGTATTCGCCTTCGCTCATTCCACGATTAAACTGATCTGGGTTGTCACGATCTTGGTCAAATTCTAAATCGCTACCATATTCTTGATCAGGTTCGTCAAGGTCACGATCAAATTCCATGTCGTCACCACCTTCATCAACTGTCTGATCGGCTGGCTCTACGTCGCCGATTTCGTTCATAACTTTACCGTAGATTTCTGGCATATTTTCTTGTACCCAATCCATAACTACATCACGTGCATCAGCTTCTGGGTCTTGGTCTGCTAGTGACTCTAACTGATCAAACAATACATCGTCGCCAATTAAGTTGTATAATGCGCTGGTAGCATTAGTAGCATCTACACCAACAATAAGTGGTTCCATTAGTAAATCGATTAGTTTAGTAACTTGTTCTTCACCTTCTGGTGTAGCCCATGTACCTTCAGCTACATTAGTAGCCCATGATTCAAATTGTTGTGCGAATTTATTAGATTTTTTCATATTATATGCCTTTTGTACAATTGGTAGTGCCGAATCAGTTGCGTCATTGTAAGTTTTTCTAACGAAACGCTCACGCATACTATCAACGTCAAAGTCATCCATTAGAGTTTGTTCATCCATCTGGAAACTTTCTTTGCAAGCAGCGTAACCCTTACGTCCGCTCATTCTTTTTAGAGTGTCATTCAATAAACCATGATATTCAAATGCCGCTTCCACCATAGCTTGTGTTTCGGCATCTTCAAATGTTCTACGTACCATTTGTGATTTAAATGGGCGTAGTTTACTACATTCTTCTGCTACTTTAGTAATGTGTTGACCGAAATCATCATTAACATTACCGCCTTCCGATACGTGGCGTGCCATAGCACGTGCGTATCTTAAATTGTTGTATGGTAATTTGAAACGCTCACCGTCTGTTGTTTCAACAAACAATGCTTTAATTTTGCGACTACGTGCGCCACGTTGCTCTGGGTCTACTCTGTCGCTGTGACGTACAATAATCTTCACGTTGCCATCTTGCTCGTAACTGCTACGACTTGTGCCGTGCATTCTGCTTTCACCGATGACTTCATCTTTACTATATGTGCTGTCTGATTTGCTTACTTGTTGTAAGTCACGGTGTTTTAGTGTACTACGTGTAATATCACGTGGCTCAAAGCTCAATAGATTACGTTTAGCAAACTCACGTAGCTCTCTTAAAAAGCCATACCATTTAGCTTTTTCTTCTTCATCTAAGTCACTGCTGATATTTTTACTAAAGTATATTTTAAGTGAAGTTTCATCAATAACGCTAATTGTTATATTACCGTGGCTTGTACCATCAACTGTATAATCAAAGTTGAAAAAACGTGCATCTTCTGGGTTTTGTGTTGCCTTGGCATTTTCATCGCCTAAGCTAACATCTTCAAACCTATCACGGATCTTTTCAAACAATGCTTCAGATATTTTATTAATTTCTCTCATATTGTATTTATTCAATTAGAACATTATGAATGGCATTGGCTCGATAAAATCATCAAGTGTATCGCGCATTGCATTGTCAAGTGTTGCATCATATGTTTGTAGTAGCATTGCCATACGTACTATTAACACCAGGCTCATCACCAAGTCATCTGTTTCGCCGGGCTTAGCCGCAAAACTTGATCCAGTTGCTACAAATGTTTTTAATTCTGATATTAGGTTCTTACTAGCAATAGTCATACGTTTGGTTTCTATTAGATTTTTTAACTTAGAACAAGCTGATATTTTGCTTTTGTTTGTAGTATTAAATCCTTTACGATAGCGTCTGCCAGAGCCCATAGCCTTAGGTTCATTTAAGAATGTTCCTTTGATATTTTCCTCGCCCATTTCGGCTACTGTTATTAGTGCCGCTTCACCTATTGTGTTGTTTTCCATACTGTAGTAAATGTTGTTTACTGGTATTGTTTCTGCCAGATAGCGTGTGATTTCTCGTAATATACCGATTTGTTGCTGTATTGGTGTGCGATTGTGTTGCCATTCTCCTACTTGCATAAAGCTAGGCAATTCAAATATTTGTATTGCCGCAGGATCACCACCTGTACCAAGACTAGGATCCAATGCTACAAGATAAGTGTTTGTTGGGCTAGGTTTTTTATACCAACGTATTTGACCTTGTCGTTCAATTGGGTCAATTCCGTCCATTTCAATTAAATGTCCTGGATTAATTAATGTTTCGTCCCAGATAATAAATTCACAATCCATTTCACGACGGAAACGTTCGTCACCTAATTGACTACGCTGTTCTGCGGCCCATTTATCATCTCTATCCGGATGTTCGCGCCAGAAGCTACGGAATGATTTAAACCCATTAACTCCTAATTCAGTGGCATTGCCAAATTCGTCGATGCATTTGTTGGCTCCTTTCCATAAGGTAGCAAATTGGTCTTCATCTGAATTAGGTGTTGATGTGATAATACATTTACCACCTGTTGCTAGTGTAGGACTAATAGAAGTCCAGAATTCACGGCCAATGGTACTGCGCACAAACGCAAACTCATCGCAATATAATAATGAAATAGACATACCCCGGCCGGTATTTTCTGTTGTAGTTGATGAGTTAATTCTACTGCCATTTTCAAAGTCTATACTACCTTTGTTGTAGCTTGTGGCACCGGCACGTATAAAGTCGGGACACAGCTCGTATGCATAACGTATACGAGCCATAATTTCTTGTGAACCTGTGTATTTGTGTGCGGCAATTAGGATAGTACTATCTGGTACAAACATAGCGTACCATAGCAAGTAGCCTGCAGCAGATGTTGATTTGCCTGTTTGTCGCGGCATTAATGATATGCTAAAACGATAGTTGTGATATGTTTCAATTAAACGTTTTTGATAATCAAATGGTTGGTACAACATACGACCTTTAGTAGGATGCTGTATATAGAAATAGTTACTCATAAAGTATTCTGGCCCGGTAATAGGGTCAGCACAACGAGCAAACTCTAAGATTTGCTGTTCGGTAAAGGTTTCTGTTTGGTGCGCACGTTTTACAAGTACGCCTTCAAGTGATTTAGCCATACAAATACTTATGTTAGAAAGGAGATTCGCCTGTCAAATAAGGCTTAGAAAACCATAAACGGAACCACTCGGGTGTTCCTGGCTTTACGTTGTTTTGTTGTTGGTATTTTATTTTTTCGTCAGCAGTAACGCTACAGTTACTACCTTCGTCGCTAGTTTGGCTAGCAGTATATTCTTGTAGCTGTGCTAGCCCGCCTAGTCCAGATCCATTTAATCCAGCAAGTGCTTTCATTTCATGTATAGGATCGGCAGAGTCAAGTACAGCATCAGGAATAGTGTCCTGAGAATAGTCTTGTGTACGAATGGAATATTGTTTAAACACCGTATTTGTTTTTCTTTGGCGCGGCTACAGGACTGACTTTGTTTACTTTGCTGGACTCGACACTGTCTTTGCCGCCATGCGTTTTACGTTTAAGTCCAAACTTCTTAGCTGCGTGAGCAATAATTTTATCGTCGGCATCGCTGTAACCTACTGTTACAAAGTCACTGCCGGTGCCGGCACGTTGATCAGCGTCTACATCAGGTGCGCCGGCTAGCTCAATACCAAAGCGGTAGGCTAGGTATGGGTTAGCGTTGTTATCTAAATGAGGGAAAGACTGAAGATTAGGAAGGGCATTTTTAGAACCCGTTCTAACATCACCTTCAGTAACTATTTCATTAATTTTCATTAGTATTTGCCTGTTAGTGTAGCTATTTGTTTACGTAACTGTTCAAGCTCATCTGTAAGTGCGTCAAGTTTATCACTATTTGCATCAATTGCTAATTCTTCACTATCATTTTCAATTTCTAATTGATCAATGTCTGCTTCTTCTGCATCATTTTCTGCACCAAGCGTTTTAATATCAGACATACTGTGTTTGTTTGCTTTACGTACTAATGTTGCTAATGCGCCAAAATCATCATTATTTGCATCGGGATACTTAGCCTTTGCTATATTCAGCATATTTTGTGTTTCTGGGTCCATAGTGGCCTCAGCAAGTTGCTCAATATATTCGCGTAATGTTTTCATTTTAATATTCGTCGTCTTCTTCTAGTCTACCACGTAGATCAGTTACAGAACCTGTTTGACTATTACTACGCAAAAATGCTTCAAGCCACGGGCGAGTGTATGCACCAACAACATTACCTACTTCTTTAGTAGATTCAAGTTGATTCGCAATTCTAACCGCTTCCGATAATGCTTCCTCGAGTTGATCTATTAGATCAGCCGCGTGGCTAGTGCCTTCATCATCCCAAAGTGCTTCTTGGACTGGCTGTTCTAATGAACTACCGTTTTCAACAATCATCGCATATTTTTTTAATAAGTCTGAACTCATTTT